ATGATCCAGGTGCGAGTGGCTCAACAGAGCGCCGTATCGGTGCGCATTGCCGGAGCGGCACCCGTGCGGGTGGACGTGACCGGCACCGCAGTGGTTAGTGCGCCGGAGTATGCAGGACCATATGACATCACGCCGTTGTTCTCGGTGCAGACCCTGCCCACCGCAAAGCGGCTGATGCAACAGGACGTAACAATCCGCAAGATACCGCAGTATGAGGTAGCCAACGATTCCAGTGGCTACACACTGATTATAGGAGAGGAGTACTACAATGCCCAATAAATACGTAAACAAGGTGGTTATCGGCAAGGAAACGAAGCTTGACCTTACCGCAGATACCGTAACTCCGGACAAGCTGGCCAAAGGTATCACGGCGCACGACAAGTCCGGCGCCCCTATTACCGGTACCAGCACGAAAGACGCGGATACCAGCGATGCCACCGCAGCTGTGGCGGAGGTTTTGAACGGTAAAACATTCTACGCGCGTGGCGCCAAAATGACTGGCACGATGCCCAACAACGGCGAAGTCAACGGTGAAATCAGCACCGTTTCTGGTAAATACACCATCCCCATGGGCTTTCACGATGGCGCAGGCGGGGTGACCATCGCAGCGACCGAACAGGCCAAGCTGGTGCCCACAAATATCCGCGAGGGTGTTACGGTCCTGGGCGTGAAAGGCTCTATGAGCGGCAGCGAAGGTATGAAGCCGCAGGCCAAGAGCGTTACGCCGACCTTTGAGCAGCAGGTTGTGCTGCCCGACAAAGCGTATAACTGCCTGTCTCAAGTTACTGTGCAGGCGATCCCGGCCACATACGTTGATAATGCGGCTGGCGGCCAGACGTTGACGATCGGAGGCTGAGCATGGCCGTAAACAAGGTTGTTATCAATGATGAAGTTGTCCTCGACCTGACCGGCGATACGGTGCGGGCTGCCGACCTGCCGAAAGGGGTAATTGCCCACAGTGCCACAGGGGCCAAAGTCACCGGAACCACAAACTATGCCGGTTCCAGCAACGCGGGCGGCTCCGCAACGAGCGCCGAAAAACTAAATAACAGCCTGACCATCAAACTGAACGGAACCAGTCAGGGCGCATGGGACGGCAGCAGCGCAAAAACCATTGACATAACGGCAGCCAGCGTTGGCGCGACAAGCGTTACGCTCAGAAGGTGGTGACAGCTGCATGGGTGTGTATTTAGGCAGCAATGCCGTTGATATGCAGGGCGGCTTTGTGACGGGTGGTGCAAGTGGGGCGAGTTTGCAGAGCAAGACCGTAAGCCCCAGTGAGAGCGCACAGACGGTTAAGGCCGACAATGGCTATGATGGTTTGAGCCAGGTTACAGTGAATGCAGTATCAAAAACTTATGTGGGAAGCGGCGTGACGAAAAAAAGTGCTGCGACTTATACGCCGGGAACGAGTGACCAGAACATTGCATCCGGCCAGTATTTGAATGGAATCCAGACGATTAAGGGTGACAGCAATTTGACTGCGGCCAATATTAAGAGCGGCGTAAAGATTTTTAATGTGACAGGCAGTTATGCCGGGAGCAGCAGTGGCGGAAACACGCCAAGCTTGCAGACCAAAACGGTCAGTCCCAGTGAAAGCACCCAGACGGTAAGCCCGGACAGCGGATATGACGGACTGAGCAAAGTGACCGTGAATGCGATATCGAGCACTTATATTGGCAGTGGTGTGACCAAGAAAGCTGCGGCAACTTATACCCCGAAGACCAGCGACCAAAGTATTGCATCTGGGCAATACCTGAGCGGGACACAAACAATCAAGGGCGATGCAAACCTGGTGGCCGGGAACATTAAGAGCGGTGTGAGCATTTTTGGTGTGACAGGAACTTATACCGGCGGCGGGAGTTCCGGCGGCAGTGGCAATAACAATGTGGAGGCTTATGCCGTCACGGACACCAACCCTAGCGTTAGTTTTAAGCGCACCGACGGGACAATCAAGCTTTGGGGCTACGGCACCATGACCAGTTACGGCGGCTGGGGCGGGCAGTCTACGAGCCTGATCGCGTTTGAGGGCGACAAGTACCACAAGAGCGCCATGTACGGCAGCCCAAGCAGCACCGATCTGAGCCTAAGCATCAGCAACGGAAAACTGACTGGGCTGCCGAGCGGATTATCCGCGATCAGCGCGATTGTAACGAGAGGTATATGATTATGGCCACTGATACAAAGCTGGACAGCCTGGTGATCAACTACCTGACGCAAGCCCAGTATGATAATGCTAAGAGTGAAGGAACGCTGAACAGCAACCAGATCTATATGACACCGGCCTCCTCCGGTACCCATACGCTGCCTGCCGCTACCAGTTCAACCCTGGGTGGCGTAAAGCTGAGCGATTCGACCAGTTCAACGAGTTCGACCAATGGTGGTGTTGCGGCAACGCCGGCGGCGGTAAAGGCGGCCATCGCGGAAGCAAAACTTGCAGCCTGGCCGATTGGCAGCATTTACATGAGCGTAAACAGTACAAGCCCGGCAAATCTATTTGGTGGCACGTGGGAAAGAATATCTGATACTTTCCTGTTTGCTGCTTCCAGCAGTTATCCCGCAGGTAGCACTGGGGGCGAATTCACCCATAAGCTTACACAAAGCGAGCTACCGAATTATTCGCTGTCTGTGGCCAACGGAAGCAACGTAATACGCTCCAAAACCGGAAGCTCTGCGGATGCGTATGTCCAAACGCAATCAAGTGGCTGGGGTATTCCGAACTGGGAATCCAAAACCGTAACAGTCGCCTCCGGCGGTTCCGGGGCAGCCCACAACAACATGCCGCCTTATTTATCGGTATGGATATGGAAGAGGACAAAATAAGGAGGATAAAGATGCGGCTGAAGAATGGAGAATCCCTGCTGCATTGGCCCCTGGCCCAACACATCATCACCGCGGGCTGGATCTACAATGACGGCAGCCTGCACCGGGCGCTGGATTTCCGCGCAGCGGTGGGCACGCCAGTGTACGCTGCGGAGGCCGGCACGGTTGCAATCGCGTACCACTGGAATGGCAAGCGCACCAGCGGCGATACAAACAGCTATGGCAACATGGTCAAGCTGAAACACGCTACATACAAGTATGGTACGCTCGAAACGCTGTACGCACATCTTAATAAGATTGTTGTCAAGCAAGGTCAGCAGGTGCAGGAGGGTCAGCTGATCGGCTACAGCGGCGATACCGGCAACTGCTATGGAGCACACCCGCATTTTGAAGTGCGCTGGAAAGGCCAGCGCACCAACCCGCTGAACTGGCTGGACAACGATTTTAGCACGGCCAGCAGTGCGGTCAAGCTGGGCAGTTACAGCAGCGTAACGCACGATATGAAGGAAGTGGAATACATGTATTATGCAATCGACGTGTCAAAACACCAGGGCAAATTTGACTGGCAGGCAGCCCATAGCAAGGGCATTCGCCATGCTATGCTGCGCGCCGGGTATGGCCGTTACAGCAGCCAGAAAGACCCCCAGTTTGAGCGCAACGCAGCGGAGTGTGCCCGCCTGGGCATCCAGTACGGCGTGTACTGGTACAGCTATGCCAGCACCCCGGCGGAAGCCCGGCAGGAGGCCCGCTGCTGCCTGGCAGCGATCAAGGGCAAGCACCTGTGCCTGCCGGTGACGTATGATATCGAGTACGAGCCGTGCATCCTGCGTCTGACCAATGCCCAGCGCACGGCACTTGTACAGGCCTTTTTGTCGGAGATTGAGGCCGCAGGGTATTACGGCGTCCTGTATGCCAGCTGCGATTTTATCCGCAACCGGCTGGACTACGAGGTACTCTCCAAATATGATATCTGGGTTGCCCAGTACGGCAATGCCTGCACCTGCCCCCTGCCGTATGGCATCTGGCAGTATTCCAGCCGCAACGCCCTGGGCATCCCTGGTTACGGCACCAGCCTGGATTGCAACAGGGTATACAAGGACTATGAGCAGCTGATGATCCAGGCAGGCTTGCAGGGCCACACCGCGCCCACCCCGGAGGACACCACCCCCAACAAGCTGGACAAGCAGCGTATTACCATTGGCCGTATCTCCAGCGGCGACCGCAATACCATCCGCGCCCTGTGCGATGGGCTGGGACTGATCGCGGCTGGCCTGTACCGCGAAACCTGTGCAGATGGCAACCAGTGGATGCTGGACGTTGGGCCGGTATCCAGCGGCGACGCCTGGTACATCATGCGTAAGTGCGCAGAGCTGCAGCTGATTGATGCAGGGCTGTACAAGGCCGAGTATGTGGAGGAGTGATTTGGTGGATGCTATTGTTGTTGCGCTGATTACTGGCGGGTTGAGCCTTATCGGCGTTATTATTACCAATCTTGCCGGGCAGCGGCGCACAGAGCAGAGGATGGCCACCGCGCAAGCCGTGACCGATACAAAAATTGAAGAGCTGACCCGTGAAGTCCGTGCCCACAATAATTTTGCCCAACGTGTACCGGTGCTGGAAGAACAAATCAAGGTTGCAAACCACCGCATCACCGATCTCGAGAACAAAACCGCTTGAACACGAATACATAGGAGGAAAAACTCATGGATTTTGCATCTTTTGGCATCGCATCCGTTGCCTGCATCACCGTTATCTGCTACCTTGCCGCAACGGCTGTCAAGCAGACCCCGCTGGCTAACAAATGGCTGCCGTCCATCTGCGGCGCCCTTGGCGGCCTACTGGGCCTTGCCGCCATGTACATCAACGTGCCGGACTTCCCGGCCGCCGATCCCCTGACCGCCCTGGCCGTGGGCATTGTTTCCGGCCTTGCGGCTACCGGTGCGGATCAGGTTATTAAGCAGATCGGCAAAGACAACTGACCGACAAATTAAATAATCCATAATAAAAGCGGCAGGCTTTTCTCTTTTTCATGGATAGCCCGCCGCTTATTTTTTATGTGTCGTTTTCTGCGCTGTCACCTTGCGCAACATCGGGGACGTATTCCATGAGATCACCGGGCTGGCAATTCAGCAGAGCACACAATTTATTGATTGTGCGATAATCCAATCCGCCGCCTTTATCTAGTTTTCCTAGGACCGATGGGCTTATGCCGTTCTTTCTTAACCAGTATTTGTTGTGCCCCTGGCTGTATAACTGCCGAAACAGTCCATCATAAGTAATCATAGTTCACCTCACTATTCTGCATTTTCAGGCCCGCCGGGGCAGCCGGTGCTGATTGGCTGCCCAGAATATCATTGATCGAAAATCCCTTGCTCATCGTTTAGCCCTCCTTAGTGTCCACGTTGGACACAATGCTTTCAACCTTTTCCGCCAGCGCCTTATAATCCGCCGCTGCTGTGCATTCGGGGCAGTATTCGCGCAATGGTTTATGCGCGCTTTTGGCCTCGCCAACCTTGACCGTGTAGCGAATCACCGTATCCATCATTGGGATTGCAGCGCCAGAGCTTCTAAGCTGCCGGATCACATCAGCTGCATAACGGGTGCGGCGATATTTGGTCATCATGGTTCCCATGATCTTCAAGTGTGGGTTGTAGTACATCTGCACACGTTCAATCTGATCCACAATTTCTTTCATGCCGTCACAAGCCCATTCGTCACAATCCACCGGGATAATAACCCAGTCCGCAGCACACAGTGCGTTGATACTGCCCATGTCCAGGTCCGGCGGGCAATCCATGATGCAATACTCATAGTTTCCCGCCAGGTTCTCTAGGGCGTCACGCAGGCGGAATTGCTGTGGCTCTGTGGTGTCCATCAAGATGGACCGGTTGGCTTTCAGCATTCGCATATCGCAGGGCAGCAGCTGGATTCCTACCACGCCGGTTTCCTCCACAATGGCATTTGCCGCTTTGCAGTCGCCCAACATGACCTCTGCCACAGATGGGCGCTCATAGTCCAGCACACCAAAAAACTTACTTGTGTTGCCCTGCTTATCCAGATCAACAACCAGCACGCTGCAGCTCATGGCTGCCAGCTCCGCTGCCAGGTTACAGGCGGTAACGCTCTTTCCAACGCCGCCTTTGAGGTTGATAATTGCAATACTAATCATAATTCGTTACTCCCTTGCCTTTTTAGGCTGTTATCAAAAACTTGCTTGATCCATCTTGTCATAATCTTCTTTGGGTGCTGGCTGCCAGTCGTGATACTGTGGCTGCCACCGCATAGCCACCACACCGGTTGGGCCCTCACGGTTTTTGGCGTACATGATGGCCGTTTTCTGGTATGCACTATACCCGCGTAGTTCCTGGCTATCCTCTGGGCGGCGGTTCTCCACGAAGATTGCACTGTTGGCATCCTGTTCGATCGTGCCACTGCCTCGCAAATCTTCCAAGTTGCAGAATTTTTCGGTGCTGCCCTTTACGCCCGATCGGCTGATCTGGCACAGCTCCACAATCACAATGCCCATTTTCATAGCTGCAACTTTGAGCCGCCGGGTTATTTCAGATATCCGCTGGTATTCTGTCTGGCGCGGATCGGTCGGGCTTAGCAGGCCGATGTGGTCCACAAATGCCACGTCCGGCTTATATTGCATCAGTTTGGCTTCCAGCCCATCAATGGTCAGGTTGCTGTCCGCATCCAGCATCATGTTATGGTGCTGCCGGAGAGCTCCCGCGGTGTTGTCAACGATTCTGTGCTCCCGTTCATCCAGCCGCTTATTTGTAATTTTGCCGGAATCAATGCGGGATACTTTCGACAGCATCCGATTCATCAGGGCCTCTGCCGTCTCTTCCAGAGTGAGATAGTATACCCGGTATTTCTTGCTTAGCCTGGATGCCAAGTTAAGCGAAAAATCCGTTTTACCGCATCCAGGCCGCCCGGCCACCACGCAAACACGGGTGCGGTGGAATACTCCAAACCGGTCAAGTTCCGGCCACCCTAGCTTTAGGCTGTTATCTGGTTCATCCAGCTGCGCCAAGGCAGAATCCAGAACCGCGTCAAAATCGCGGGCTGTGCTATCTTCCTGCGTGTTGCGAATTGCATCCTGCATGGAGAGCGTGCGTCTTAGCTGCCTACACACGCTGTCTGCATCCATTGCATCCTTGGCCATACATTTCAGCAGATCGGCCTGGATTAGCTGATACCGGTAATCTTCCACGATCTGCGCAGCATAACTGCCAACGTTGGCAATGGATGGGCATGTTTCGGCCATCTGCATGATGTTGCGCTTGAGATTATCGGCAGACAACGTTGCTGATGTGGCCATATTAACCACCGTCACAGGGTCCACCGGTTCCCCTGCATAGGTCAGCCGTTGGATTGCCGCGAACGTATCGCGGCAGGCTCCCTCGTCAAACATGCCCGGCGTCAGCTTGAGAATATACTCATGCGCGCCCGCCGGGTCTACAAGCGCGGCCCCTAAAAATGCCCGCTGGTTAAGTTGCTGATGGCTTATCTCCATGTTACTCCCTCACAGATAGTTGAGAATATCATCGCCCGATGCAATGTTCCTGGGTTCGTCCGCGGTATTCTCCGGCTGCTGCACCGGGGGACGATCCACGAAGTCATCTTTCAGGGGGAACAAGCCCTCCCACCCGCGCAAGATGCTTTGCTCCAGCACTGCGATCATGTACCCACTACGGTCACGCACGTCTGCTTCATCGGCCAGCTGTCTCAGCTTGCTGCATACAAGCTCCGCAGCACGCACGGTTAGCGGATGTTTCCCCGCCTTGCGTGATTCCGCAAACGATGTCAGCGCCTTGGTCAGATCGCTGTCATCTGGGAACGCCTGCTGTATGATGTCGCTCACGCACGCGCGCGCGCCCGCGTTATTCTCTCTTGTATTATTATTCTTGTAATATTTTGGCGGACAATTTTGTCCGGGGATTCCGGACATTTCTGTCCGGGTGGGCCGGACAATTTTGTCCGGGGCGGACATTTCAGGAACGCCCGCCGGGGCGTTGTCCAGCGGAATAATTCTGCGCTGCTGGCCGTCCCCTTGCTTCTCGTATTCGATCAGCAGATAACCCAGTTCCTCCAGGTTGTGGAGCCAGCGCCGGATGGTACGTTCGTCCACATCGTACAGTGTCGCAAAATAGTTGTTGCCTGCATGGCAATACTTTTTTGCGTTGGACAGCGATGTGATCTCACAATACAGGATTTTTTCTGCAGCTTTGAGCCTCGCATCATACCTGACGCTTGCGGGCAGAATCGCGTAGAATGTTGGTGTTTCCATTTTGGGCCCCCTAAAAAAGGCCAACCTTAACAAAGGGATGCACTGCGTTGCTTTTCGCAGCGCATCCCCGCAAGGTTATGTTATCAAAAGTTAAAACGGCAGGTCCCCATCATCCTCAATCGGGGCAAAATCATCGGTTGGGCCTTGACTATATGCCGGTGCCGCTGCCCGTGGTTGTGCGGCGGGTTCCATAGCCGTCTGGGCACCAGCAGCGGCGTTATCTGCCTTGCTGCCGCAGAAATTAAGGTTGCCCGCTACCACTTCAATGGCAGTTCGGTTTGCTCCGTCTTTTGCCTGGTACGTCCGGCTTTGCAGTCTGCCATCAACCGCTACCATCATGCCCTTGGAGAACCACTTGTAGGCGAACTCCGCCGCACGTTCCCACGCAACGACGGGAATAAAATCCGCCACAGCCTTGCCGCTGGCGTCTCTCCGCCCACGGTCACAGGCCAGGGTAAAGGTTGCCACCTGCTTGCCGGTTGTGGTCTGCCGCAGCTCCGGATCACGCACCAGGCGGCCCTGCAATGCAATTACGTTAAGCATCAGATCATCACCACCACGTTGCCGCTTTCCACCAGATCGGCCAGCTGTCCGCCAAGATAGGCGGCAATGCTGCGCTTGGCTTCCAGCTTCCAGGCTCCACCGTCCGCCTCATACAGGGCCGGGTGGCCGTCCTTATCAATGCGCAGCAGGAAGTCACTGGCGGGCTGTGCTACCTCCAGGAACGTGCGGTAAGGCTGCAGGTGTACGATGGGCTGCACCGTCTGCTGTTCTTTCAGCGCCACGCCGCGGCGCACGCTTACTTCCTGGGTAACGCCGTTGTCCATAGTGGACACGCCCTGGCTGGTGTCGATATGGCTCAACAGCGCCAGCAGATAATCCCTGTCCCTCGTGGCCGCGTACAAGCTCTGCAGCTCAATTACGGCCCGCTCCGCGTCCATCGCGCGCCCATATGTAACCGGCGGAACATCCGTGACAGCCTGATAGAGAGAGGCGCGGTCGTAAAACTCCCGCGATGTAGTAATATAACCACTGTCAACAACCACCGTGTGGGGGTCTTTCACGCGCACAAACAACTTTTCGTAGGTTTTCACCCCCTCTGTCCGGATCAGCTGGATCAGGGCGTCAAGGGTGTCTACCCGGTAGGGTAACGGCTTTTCGCCCTGGCCCTCAACCTCGCACATGTTGGCGGAACAATACTTGCGCCCATCAACCTCCATCACAAAAGGCTGTGCCATCTCGGCAATGCGGTTGATAGCGTCTTTCAAAAAGCTAACTTCCATCTCTGTATCTCCTATCTTTTAGCATGTGCCACGGCCCACGCGGGCAATGGCAGGTTCAGGGGATTCCACCCCGTCCATATCTACTTGGCCGGGGACTTGCGGGGTCATCTCTGCCAGCAGCAGCTCACCATCCCGGCCCTTAGTGATGCACAGGTTTGTGCGCACCGGCTGCACCGGCACCAGGCTGGTTTTCGCCTGCGCATCCATGCCGATCTGCTGGCGGTAGTCATCCGGCGTAAAGGTCAGTGTGATGGTGATCTTGCGCTTTGCCTTAGCGGCGGTGTTGGGGTCCATAATGTTGGCCACAACGCGCTCCACCTCATAATCCGTAATTTCGGCAATCGCGCCCATCGCCATTTCCAGCACGCTTTTTTTGTTCACGATTTGGGACATTGTACTCCCTCCCTATATATCTTCTCCAAACACCCCGGCAAAACTGCCGGGGCCGTGGAGATTGTCAAATGCTTCTTGAGCTGCCCGTTCTAAGGTCCGCCGGGCCTGCGGGTCAAAATGCACCCCCAGCGGCGGCTCATTGTGGTGGCTATGGCACAGCCATACTTTCAGGCCGTACCGTTCGGACAGTTCCCGCCGCCCGCGGCCAAACAGGATGTGATGTTCTTCCAGCCCCCGCGTGGTGTGCAGGTTATACCATTTGCGGCATAGGTAGCATTCGCGCTCACTTTGCAGGATGCTTTTTGCCATGTTTGCGCCCCTCCAGGCCGTTGATCACGCCCACAGCCTGCCGCAGGTCGCCCACGGGCAGCTCCAGCGTTGTCCAGCGGTTGCCGCATGTCAGACAGTGCCGCCTGCGATAGATGCACCGCGTGCCCTTGGCGCGGGTATCCGTCACATGTACCTGGCTGCTGCCGCACTTAGTGCAATTCATCCACCCGCCTCCAATCCCGGTATTGCTGGGTGGTTTCGACATCGTCCACGCCTGCCTGGTACAGCCGGTCAAAAATGCGATCAATAAAATCCCGCATCTGGGCGCGGTCAAAGTTGGAGCTGCCCACGCCAACCTTGACAATGCACTCGCCGTTGTCCAGCAGTTCAACCATCTGTACCACGCGGTAGGCGCTGCGCAGCGCCGGTAACGCTTTGGCGGGCACGCGCCAGGTCTCAACCTCTGCACCGAACTCTGCCAGCAGATCCAGGTAACATTCCTCAGCCGTTACCCCGCCGGGGATATCGCCGCTCAATGCCAGGGCCAGCCTGTTAAGCAGGGCCCACATGAGCCGGTTCTGATCCAGCGTGCGCTTATCCCGCACCGGTTTGATGTCGATCTCCACGGCCAACGGCTGCCCGCGGGCGCGGCGCTCCAATTCGGCGTGCATGCGCTGGGCTTCCAGCAGATACCCGCCATCAATGGTCAGTCCATCCATCCCGTTGGCGTTTGGCTGCCCGTTGGGGATATACCACCCCACAAGGTGGGCAATCACTTTGCCTGCCATTCGATCAGCCCCCCGTCCGATGCCTTGCGCAGCTGGACAGCCGCCACGCTGTAGTCATCGTTATAGCGGATATCTGCCACGGTCAGCCGGTCGGGCAGTGTGTAGTGGTGGATTGTCTTGCCGTCACGGCCTGCCACCGGGTTGATCTGCACGCGGTCCTTGCTGATACGCAGCGGCGGCAGGGCAAGCACCCCTTTGCCAATGCTCCACTCTGCAGCAGCGGCAACCAGGCTGCCCTCTGCCTCGTTCAGGTAGCTGTCCGTGTTGACCTGGTAGCTTGCCGGGCAGGGCGCGTCTTTTGTGATGTCGCCCAGGGCAATGGCGCAGTACAGATACCGCCCGCATACATAGTGCCGCACGCTGTAGCCTTTCAGCCCGCCGGGCAGGCGTGCTGTGGCCTCTTCCAGGTGCGCGCGCACAGCGTCCGCGTTCGGCCACAGCTTAACGCGCACGCCCTCAGCGGCCACTTCCAAAACGCTGACGTTGATCTCATTGTTTGCCAGCAAGGCCAGGTTTTTGGTGTTATCACTCTTCTCCATTTGCATTCTCCATTTCCGGCCCGATGTATGAGCCTGTATCACTGTAATTCTTGGGGTCAGCCATGGGGCTGTTCCACCCGTACATGGCCCCGCCGTACATGGCAGCAGCCTGGGCGCGGGTAACGCCTGCCGCATTGTTCAGGGCATCCACGCAATCCTGGCTGACAACGCCAAACAGGGCGCGTTCCCCGCGTACCACGCGGACAATGTTGTTGGTGTAGCGGCTCCTGGCATATGCGTAGGCCGGCAGGCCCTTTTTGTCAATGGTCATTTTCATGCTTTTTACTCCCTCTTTTGGTTTCGGTCGTTTGGGCGGCATTCCAGCGGCAAGTGCTGGGTGCTCTTGCCGCCAGTCGTACACTCTGCACCTGACGGTTGCTGATGCCATATCCTGCGTGCAGCCGAGCATCTTTCGCACGGCGTCAAGGTCAAATCCGCCGTAGTAACACAGCACGCCCTCCAGCATTGCCTCCGGCGGCACCGTGTTGCGGACACGCTTGGGCAGCAGGCTGACGCGCCGCACAGGATATGCTGCACAGAGTTCATCCATGCTGCCATACCCCAGGCGCACCAGCAGATCAGATTCTTTTGTGCATAGACATTCCGCACAGATTTTTAGCTGGTGGCGGACGTTTGTGCAGTTTTTCAGCCGGGTCTGTACCCAGGCCAGATCTTCCGGCGTCATCTGCTCCATCCCTCCCCTGCTCAACAGATCTGCCGGGCCAGCGCAGTGGCGGGAATACGCTTATCCCTGCCCTGGCCGATCCAGCCGCGAATGTTGGCCGTAACCTTGCGCGCCGCCCACGGGTCGGTGCCATAAACGATGTGCGCAGCCTCAGCCACTGTCACCAGCTCGCCTGATGCCTCGTTGCGAATGCGTTCCAGCGCATCGCGGTAGCCCTCTTTTTCTTTTGGCATGGTATTACCTCCCTTGTGTCCATGTTGGACACGGTGTTGCTTGCATCTGCCTGCCTGGGATTTTTTGGTCTTCATGGTTATTCATTGGCGTCATCTTAACTCGCATCGTTCAGCGTCCATTTTGTGGACAATTGCCTAAAAAAAACGTGCATGAACTGTTCGGGGGAGTTGATGCCCAAGGCATCGGCCATTTTTTCCATATCTTCCGCGTCCGGCTCTTGGATGCCGTTTGCAATGCGCGACGCTTTATTTCGCGTCCAGCCGACGGCAGACGCGAACGCTGTAATATTTTTGTACTTGGAAAAAATCAAACCTCGGTAGTTCTCCACTGTTCTCACCTCGCTTTAATGTCCATTTTGTGGACAACTTAAATATACCACCATACGGGGCAATTGTCAACCATTTTGTGGACGCTTTTGCACGTTTTCTTTGCAAATTGTTGATTTTGTGGACAGTTTGTGCTATACTGCCCTTAGCACATTAAATAAGGTTGGTGTCGTCACTATGGAAAAGGTTGCAGAATTGGCCGAGCGTCTGAACGAGGCCATCAAAGACAAAACCTCAACGACAAAATTGGCCGACCAAATAGGAATGTCAAAGCAGGCAATCAGCGCATACACAACAGGTGTCCGCGTCCCTAAGCGGCCAGTCATCAATGCGCTGGCGGAGGCGCTTGGCATAAATCCTCTTTGGCTTATGGGGTACGATGTTGGAAAATATGACAACGTCACGGCCACAATCCCCGCCGGGTTCCAGCCCTTGCCCCAGCGTGACCGCGTGCCGCGCGTCGGCCAGATCGCTTGCGGCGAGCCTATCACGGCAGAGGAGAACATAGACGCTTACGATGAAGTCCCCAGCGATTGGCACGCCGATTTTACATTGCTCTGCCAGGGTGATAGCATGGAGCCGAAAATTAAGGACAGCGATGTTGTCGCCATACACTGCCAGCCGATGGTTGAGAACGGCCAGGTCGCTGCCGTCCTCATTGACGGTGAGGCCACGCTCAAGCGCGTGTTTGTTTTTAAGGACCACATCGAACTGCGCGCCGAAAACCCGGCATTTCCAACCATCATTCGCATGGGAGAGGCTATGAATGAAATCACGATTGAAGGCAAGGCCGTTGGGCTTTGCCGCAAACTATAGGAGAGTATATGGCACGGTGCAAAACCTGTGGGAAGTTTGGACTATTTTTGAAACTTAACAGCCTTGGCGAATGCGAATCATGTGCTGCAAAGCGTGCCCGTCAAAACTATTTAAAGCAGGGCATGGAAGCCGCAAAAGAAGAGCTTGAGAATCTGCCTAAAGCAGAAATTGTTTTGTCTGGCATCAAATTGAAATGTCGGCCATTGGACGAATTGGACGATATAAAATTTTCAAACATAACCGCCAATGGAAAATGTAACAGTTTTGTCGTGTTTGATACTGAAACCACCGGGCTCTCTGCCGCCAAGGATAAAATTTTAGAGATAGGTGCCATCCGTTTTGAAAATGGTATCCCTGTGGCCGCATTTGAAACTCTGGTAAATCCCGGAAAGCCCATCCCAGAGGAAGCGTCCTCTATCAACCATATTACAGACGATATGGTTGCAAATGCACCCGCTATCTGGCAAGTTCTTCCCGCTTTCGATGCTTTTGTTGGCAAAAGCGCTGTTGTTGCTCACAACTTGAAATTTGACTTAAAGTTTATTCACCGATCTGGAAGCAAATTGATAGACTCCAATCGAAAATATTATTGCACTTATGAGCAAAGCAAGCGACTGCTAAAAGGACCAACATATCGAAATGGGGAGATGACCGATAAAGACTATGATGTATATGATCACAAACTAGGGACATTATGCGAATACTACCACATTTTTCAGCCAGATCAGCACCGTGCTGTTGCCGATGCCTTCGCCACTGGAAAACTGTTTCTGAAACTCGTTGAAGAAAAGCAATAAAAACGCCCGGCGATACCGTTCTTCTCCAGGCCGACCCCCCCCCGCCTTTGACCCCATGATTTATACAAAACAGCAAATAAACGAAATCGAAATAGAGGGCAAAGCCGTAGGTTTTTGCCGTGGACTGTAAGCAATAAGAGATAAACAGATTCTTAAAAATTAGAACAAGGGGTTTACAAAACTGAATAAATAGCATATAATAGGGGTGTAGCCGAAAGGCTACCATGTGGAACACAATGTTTCATTTATGCTTAACAGACCCCTGGTAGTAAGCCCCCCATGATAAGGGGATTGGCTGAATCCTGGGGTCTTATATTTTTATAAGGATGTGTTAGTGTGTCTAAAACAGCAATTCTAGTGGATGGCGGCTTTTATCGTAAACGCGCAGCCCATCTCTGGGGCAAGAAAACTGCAGAAGAGCGTGCAAAGGAGTTAAGTGCCTATTGCCATGCGCACATGCAGGACAGAGACGGAAACGCCTCTCGCGAATTGTATCGTATTTTTTACTACGATTGCAAACCAATCGGACGCCGCAGCATTTACCATCCGCTTACAAAGCGCAATGTCGATTTGGATAAATCCGAGACATACACCTGGACTCTTACATTCCTTGAAGAACTGAAGAAGCGGCGCAAATTTGCATTGCGGTTGGGGGAACTGTCTAACCAGGCTTGCTACAACCTGCGCCCGGATGTCACTAAGAAGCTCTTGGCAGGCACCCGCACCTTGGATTCGTTGACAGAAGAAGATTTCATGTTCGTTGCCCAGCAAAAGGGTGTTGATATGCGTATCGGTATTGATATTTCGTCTCTTGCCTTCAAAAAGCAGGTGGATCAGATCATCCTAATTGCAGGTGACAGCGATTTTGTGCCCGCGGCAAAGCTGGCCCGCCGGGAAGGCATTGACTTCATCCTTGACCCCATGTGGGCTGATATAAAGGAAGATTTGTTTGAGCACATTGATGGCCTACGCAGCCAATGGAAGAAGAAAGACGAAAGCTGACCTGCTTTGTGAAATATTACAAAGTCGCGGATGCTGAAATAGAAAAAGCGCCCCCGGTGCGCCAACACCGAGAGCGTTAAATAGATCAGCTTGCCCAAAGGTGGAACAAACGACCCAGCAATCGTATTGTACCACCTCCGGGCAGGCTTGTCAAAGTGTATCTGTATGGAGGTTGTTGTACAATGCCAAGTGTAGCAAAGCGCCCTGACGGCCTGGTGGAGCGCTGCCGTGTTATCAACGGCAAAAAACGCCACTTCTATGGTCGCACACTCAGAGAGGTTCAAGCCAAAATTGATGCCGCGGTTGTTGAGGCATCCATCCGCCGAGAAAAGGGCGATCCGTTCCGCGAGGTAGCAGAGGCGTTCTGGGCAGAAAAAGAGCCGGCCATCAAATACGGGTCCCGCCGGGGCTACCGCCACAAAGTGGAAGTTGCCATCAGCTGGTTTGGCCAGCTTGGCATGCGTGAGATCACCAGCACAGACATCAACCGCCAACTGATGCACATGGCCGCCCAGGGCTATGCCTACAAAAGCATTGCCGGGCAAAAGTCCGTGTTGTCCCTGATCTGGCAGTATTGGTGTGCAGAGATGGGCGGAGATTGTAACCCCTGTGCGCTGCTCAAGCTCCCCCAGGGCCTGCCCCAAAGCAAGCGCCGTGCCCCCACTGACGCAGAAATAGCAGATGTTAAGGCCCACCCTGAGGGCTTTGGCCTATGTCCAGCTATCATGATGTACGCGGGCCTGCGCCTGGGCGAGGTAATGGCCCTGCAAAAGCAGGACCTTGCAAATGGTGAGATACACGTTTGCAAGGCCGTTGTCTGGCACGGTAACAGCCCGGAAATTGAGGAGCCAAAAACAGAGAGCGCCTACCGCACCGTGCCCATTCTCAAGCCGCTGCAGGACGCCCTGGGCAGCCGTCTGGACGGCCTGGCCAATGACGCCTACCTGTTTGGCGGCACACAGCCCTACACCAAGAGCCGCTATCAGAACGCCTGGCTGCAATACTGCGCCAGCATAGGCCGCGTACATGACAGCGGCAAACAGTACAAGACGGGCAAAACATCCAAGGACGGCAGGGTGCTGTACAAGCCGGTGATGGAGCCGGACTTTACTGCCCACCAGCTGCGCCACGAATTTGCCAGCACGCTGGTGCAGTGCCAGATCAGCCCCCAGGTTGCCAAAGAGCTTATGGGCCATGCCGATATCTTAACCACCCAGCGCTGGTACGCCGAAGCAAAGACCACCGCCGTCCGCGATGCCGCCAAAATTCTTAATGCGCATTTTGGTTCGTAA